CCATCTGAGTCTCCTGTAATGAGTGAAGGGGGCTAACGCCCCCCTACGAAATCTTACAGAGTCAGACTGGTGTACAGCGGGATGTACTTAGTGACGCCACCGATTTGGACCGGGATGTAACCAAGCTGGGTCGCACCGACCGTACCGGAGACTGCGCTGCCCGTAGTCAGAATCGTGCTGCCGATCACAAGAGTGTTGGACTGAAAGCCGTTCTGTGAAACAACCGGGCCGGAAAACGTAGTAGTAGCCATTTCAATTCCTCACATGCGAGTTGTGTTTACCAGTCTGCATGTCGTCAGTCGGGTCCTGTCTGGTAAACAAAATTTTTCCCGATAACGACTGTATAGCATCAAAAAAGAGGGGCTACAAGCATTGCTACTTGTAACCCCCCAATTACTAGCCCTCTAGGGAGAAAGCTATCAGGACGCGCCCGGCGAACCGAACATGCCCAGCGGGTCCGACCAGCCGAAGCTATAACGCTCGCGGCTCTTGTACCGGACGTTGCCGGTGTCGAAATCGCCGTCCATGCTGTTTTGCAGCGGGGTACGAACGAAGTGCTTCATGCCGTTCGGAACGTCGGTCGTCAAGAACCAAGCATTCGTGTCGGTCAAGAAGTGGTTCACGGTGTAACCGCCCGGAATCGAACCCATCGCCTTGAGAGCGTTGATGTCGTTGTCAGCGGTCGCAACACGAAGTTCCGTGTCGAGGAGACGCTTGGCAGTAAACATCAAAGCCGGGGGCACGATGAGCTTGTTGGGCTTCGCCGCGATCAAGAGACCACGCTCGTCGGTCCAACCAGCGATCTGAATGACAGCCGCCTCAAGCGAAGTTTCGTTGAGGTCAGAAGCCGTCAAACGGTTGCTGTTGACACCGCCCGAGACAAGCGGGTGATTGGCCGAGAACAACGGCTGTCCGTCACCGCCCGTGTAGGACGAGGAGAAGCCATTATTCAGGACCGAAGCCGCCTTGACTTGCTTCGTGTACGCCATCGCTCGGGCGAGCGCCTTGGTATATCGCTTGGACAGCGAATCGTACAGGTTGTCTTCAACCGCCTCTTCCGTGATGGAGAAGCCGAGAGCAATCGTCTCGTGGTTGTAGCGAGCAGTCCACGCTTCCTGTGCGTTGTCATACGCAATCGCGGCACCTTCGTTCTTCACGGGGGCGGCGCTGAAACCAGAAAGCTTGGTCTCCTCTTCAAAGGAACGCTCGGAGGTCTCGGTATCGTAGATCTCCTTGTGCTCCTCACCATAGGACTTGTACTCAAGACCGAACAGGGCGTTCAAACCCGGAAGGAGTTCCTTGAGTAATTGTGCACGTGAAATAGCCATGTTTCAGAACTCCTATTACAGGCCGACCGGGTTGTTGTAAGCGTGGCCACCCGTAATCACGCCAGAGTCAACGTACGGAGCGTTGAACTTGACGATAACTTCAGGGTAGTACACGGTGCCGCTTACATCGAACGCGGTGTCCGGAACAACATCAATGATACGCACCGGCAACGAAGCGGTCGTGTTAGCCGAACCAACGAGAACAGCCTGCTGGGAATCGCCAGTCGTCGTGTTCAACGTGTTCGCAACAAGCGGAACGTTCAAGCCGATATCTGAGTACGTGAAGCCCGTCGAGGTTGAAACCACGAGCGAAGCCGTCACACCCACTACTTGGAACAGGGTATCCGGGTCTTCGACCACGTACGCAGTGATATACGTACCGGACTTGACCGAGGTGCCCGAAATCCAAGACTGCGAGTAGGTCGGTTGACCCGTCACAGAAGAAACGAACGTGCAGCCCAAGAACACACCAGCAAAGCCGGTGGCCGGAGCCGTACTCGTTTCAGTCGTCACAGCAACGGTGCCGTCCGAAGCGAACTTCAGCGGGTCGCCATAACCGATGCTTGACGCACCGGAGGCAATACGACGCTGACGGGTCGCACCGGCAAACACCTGCCCGCCGATCAGATTGATCGGCTTCAAGCCATACGGCTTGCTAACGGTAGGATAAGCCATTTGTCACTCCAAAAAAGAAAGTTTATTTGCCCTTGCCAAACGAGACCGTCGTTCGCTTCTCATTAAAGAGCGGCATACGCTCGTCGTTCAGCCTCATAAAGTTGTTGTCTACAGACTGGATCTGAGCCTTTGCTTGCATCGCGTAATAGTCATCACGCTGCTTCATTAGTTCAGCCGGAGCCTTACAGAGCAACAACCCACCGATCTCAATATTCCCTTTAAATCGGGAGTTGGGATCACCTTGCATCATCAACTTGGGCTGGTCTTCGGCCTTCACAGGCTCCCAACCTTCCCGAAACTTTGCAGAAGTATTTGATGGGTCAGCAGTGCCCATAATACTTGTGCGTATCCACCGGAACACCCAACCTTCTTGCGGCTCCGGTTCGGGGAGCGTTTGGGGCGGGGTCCATTGTTGTTTGCGCTTAGTGCCTTCTCGGTTTTCGAGTTCACGAGCGATTCTATTTTCAGCCATTGTCATCTCCCAGTCTGATCAGTTCACGTGCGTACTGTTCGTTACTCAGTCCCAATTTTTTGGCGATTGCGACTTGAGACGGTGACAGGCGGACCTGTCGCGGCGCAGTTCCCCGCGTAGCTGGTGCTACAACAGTAGCTGGTTTATTGCGAGCGGGCTTTTGGACCTGCTTCGTTTGAGGTTTCTCTTCCTCCTCAGCGTCATCAAACGCCTCGGGGTATCGTCGCCTCATAGTCTCATCTATCTTGCGGTAATACTCGTCGGAACGAGGATCAACGCCCGATTTGACCAGTTTTTCGTGCAGGCCCAGCGCGAGAGCGGTCATCTCATCGTCGGCACCAAACCACCCGTTCTTTCTTCGCCATGCCTCCGCTTTTGGGTCAGAGACTGGCTCAGATTGTGGCTGGTACGCCGGAACCTGTTGATTCTCTTCTACACTCTCTTCTTGAATTTGTAAAGTCGGTTTGACCCGGGCGATGCTCTGAATCTTCAGTTTGGCATCCGTCAGAGCTTCTTGAGCTTCTGTAATCCTCGTCGAATCGCCAGTATCGTAAGCTTGTCGCAGCCGCTCTTTAGCAGCACTTAACTCGTTATTAGCGGCCTTCTCAGCTTCTTGGACAATCGTGCGTTCGTTATTGCCGATACGCTGCTTGAGCTGTTTGTTCTCCTGTTCCCGAAGCTGAGCAAACCGTAAGGCTTCTTCACGCTCCCGCTGCGCCCGCTCCTTTTCACGGCGCTCGTCGTGCCAGACCTTTTTCATCTGGCGGAGACGCTCTCTTACCTTTTCGGAATACTCGTTCAGGTCGTCGTTTTCCAAATCTTCGACGATGTCTTTGGGCATCGGGGCCTTACCCCGGTCTTCCTTTGGAGTATCGTCTTCGATTTGAATGTCTAGCTCGTCGCTAACTTCTTGATTTGCTTGGGCTTTTTCTGCCTCCAGCTCATCAGGAAATTTAAATGTTTCTCGCTCTACAGCCATGTGGGATTACCTCAAGCTCTGCGGATTCCACGGGGGTCTTCGACCACCGCTTCCACCGTGTCGTCGTTGATGATGCGGAACTCACGTCCGTGGATAACCACCCGGGTTCCGGAGTAGGGGCGCACCAACACGAAGTCCCCTTCCTTACACCACGGGCCAGTCGGGAACCGGTCCTGATCCTTGTAGCAGAGGTCTCCCATCTTGATGACGAATAGGACGACCGTGGTCAGCTCTTCGGTACGGACAGTGTTCTCGGCTTTGATGATTCCCCCTTCAAACTCCTCATCTACGTGCGGGATGGCGCACAAGATTCGATAGCCTTTGGGGTCCGGCAGTAGTTTGGCTTTTGCCGCCTCTTCCTGCGTTTTAGTAATGTCGATGCTACTCATTCTTCCTCTATACGTTTTGCAAGGTCTTTAATGTGGTTTATAGCGAGGTCGAGACCCTGTAACGCCCCGCATAACCTTTTGTATTCACCTTCATCAAGTTTTCCCTGAATCAGGTTCTCAACAATCAACGTGCGCTCGTCCTTGAGTTTTGAGTCAAGGTACTCCAGAGCGTTTGAATAACTCATCTGCCACCTTTAGGTTGAACACTCTTGACGCGCTCAATGAGCGACTTCTCTTTGCTCTTAGCGATATCCACACCGACTCGTAACCCCTCCATCTCCTGCTGAGCAGAGCGAGCCGCTTTGTCTTTCTCGATGTCCACCCCGAGTCGTGCCGCCTCAAGCTGCTGCCGCCCAGAGATCTCCGCCTCGCGAAGCCGGTTGGCATCTTCTTGTGCCGCCGCATCGAGGAGGTCCTTCTGCTGCTTGCGAGCCAGCTCCGCCTGCTGAATCTGCGCGTCCATCTGCGCTTTCATCTGCTTGGTCTGGGCCTCCATCTGCTTGATCTGCAGGTCCATCATCTGCATCTGCACGAGCGGGTCTTGAGCCTGCTGCATGGCCTGCTGCATCTGAGCCTCTGCCTGATCCTTCTGCAGTAGTCGGTTCGCAGCCGCAGCCACGAGTGGGGCCAACTGCGCCTCGATCTCCGGCGGCAGGTCGTAGTCCTCGTTCTCGTCTTGCGGCAACGGCGGGAGCGCCGCACCGAGTTGTTTCTCGATATCCCGGCGATACTGGAACGCGATGTGCTCCATGATGTGAGCCTGCAGCGATGCCGTGATCTGCTGCGCCATCGGATTCTGCCCGATCATCTGCGCCATCTTCGGATCTTGTCCCAAGGCCATGTGCACCGCGATGTGTGCCTCGTGGTCCTGATACATAAACGCCTTCAACGGCTTACCTGTCAGTGCATCCATGTTTTCGGTGACGGGGTCGCGAGGCGTCTGATCGTCCGGCATTGGCACCAGCTTCTCCGCGTTCTTAACTCCAAGCACCTCAATCATCTGACGATGCAGAAGCGGGAGGTTGTAGAGCTGCGGAGCAGACTGAGCTAGCTGAATGACAGCCTGATACTGCACGACCTTCTGCGACATCGTGGCCGCGTTCGGGTCCGACACCGGAATGACATCGATGTCATCGTAGTCCGCTTTCTTTGCTCGACGATTGCCGATCTCCGGCTCGTAGCTGTACTCATCCGGCGTGTTATCCCGAATGATCGCCGCAAGAAGTTTGAACTCCTGCTTCATCGCGTAGTAGATGCGGGCCTGAACAGCCGACATCACCTTCAACACTCGCTCCAAGATGGCGAGCGTCGTGCCGACCGGAGCCTGATTCGACATATCGCCAATCTTGAGATCCGACACCGCCGCAAAGCGACGGCCTTCCTCAATGATTTTGTCGAGGAGCATCGAGAGCGTCTGCGACGGCTCTTTGTACGGCAGCGGCAGGATGTTGTCGCGGATCGCGCCGCTTGGGATATCTACGTCTCGGAACTCGCCCGGAGCAATGGGAGTATCGTCTCCCTTAATCCGCAGTCCTCTAGATTTGAGACCTCCCGGTAAGTTAGAGAGGGTTCCCGCGTCCACGAGCTGACGAAGGAGTGAGGTGGCAGCCTTACTGTGTCCCCCAATAAGGTGGATGAGACCGAAGTAGTAAAATCCAAAGCCCGGTATGTATCCGTAGTGGACGAAGTGCTGTCTTTTTGCTTTAAGCGGGTCATCCTCCCGCCAGTTTCGGCGGATGGCAAGGACTGTCCCTGTTCCTTTCTCAATCGTAACGACATATGGGAGAGCAATTCCCGTTTCATTGTTGTCTTCATCGACATCTGGATACCCCGGCAAGTCTAGGTTCACATGCATCTCAAGGAGCTGGAACCGATCATCCATCGACGCTGAGAAGCCTTGATCCTCGGCCTTTTGCTTCTCAACCTCGTCCATAATTCGCATCGGCTCACCAAGATCAATGTCTCGGTAGAACCCTGCGTACTGCAACTTTCTCAACTCATTCTTCGTCTTCCGCATCCGGTGCGTCACACGCTCTGCGGTCTCGATGTTCGCCGCGCCGTAGGGGACGATGATGTCTTCAGCGGGAATGTAGACCGCCGTTTGACGCGCCAGCGCCGGATCAAAGTACACCTTCTTGAAGGCGTTACCCGCCAAGGCCATGCTGAGCAACATGCGCTCGTGCTCGGGGCGGTACTCCGGCATCACCTCGGTGAGCTGATAGTTCATATCATCAGCCACGCGGATCGCCGCGTCTTTCTTCTGCGGGGTTTCTTTGCCGACAATCTTCGTCTTCACCGGACCCATCGCCGGGAAGGTCTCCATGATCGTCTCGGACTGGAACTTAACCGCCGACTCCATCAGAAGCGGGTGGAACACGCCACACGCCCCCGGCCACGGTTCAGTCCGCTCTTCGTAACGAATACCGAGGATTTTGAGGCCCTTGATATAAGTGTCGAGCCAGTCTTTGCGAGATGAGAGATCTTGCTCGCAGTGACCAATCAGATCACCCGCTAAACTCTGCAGCTCACCCTCGTTCATGTACTCGGCAAGGTTGTCATCAAACCCTTCCGAGCGGCTCTCCGCCTTCATCAACTCAATAACGACACCATCCTCTTCGGATGGAAGCTCAATCTCGATCTCTACAGGCTCAATCTCAGCCGCGATCACCGCGATCCCTTGAGGAGCCTCCATCAAACTTTTATCAACGGCCATTTAAATTCTCCTAATAGAATCCGTTGCCCCGACTCCTCTTGAACCACTTTATTGACTCTGGTTCATCAGAGGGCAAACGGATAAACCCGCCTTGCCGGAAGCGAAGAAGTGCAAGTGTCGTAGCGTCCACCAAGTCGTCGTGGGTTCCGCTCGGGAAGTCGTTGCACTCCTCGACAACCTCCCATGCCCACCTGCGGTCGGGCACCCAGACTATACCCGCCGCAAAGAGGTCCGACACAGCATTAACTCGGGATATCTTGTCCTGACCCTTACCCGGGGTGAACTCCGAGATAGGGACGCCCATCCGCCGCATCTCTTGATACAGCGCCGCACCGTTGGACTTTTTCTCCACGATGAACGTGTCCGGGTTCCACTCTTTGTACTCCTCCAGCACGAGTGCCTTCAGATCCGGGAACTCCAGTCTTTGTTTGATGCTGTTAAGGAGGACGATGTTGTAGTTCTGGGTCTCTTCGTTTTTGAAGACACCCCACGTCAGAAGCGCGTTGTAGTCCGACCGGTTCGACTTTTCTTGGGCGGCGTCCAAGGACATGATGATGTGCTCGCACTGGGGCGGACTTTCTGCCTCCCACACCTGCCACCATTCTCGTTTGATGAGCGCACCTTCTTCAGATGTCGGCTCCTGCATGTACTGGGCTTGCCAATACCGCACATCCATACTGGCCTTTTTGGCCAGCAATTCATCAATCGTCCAGAACTCCGGCCACAGGGGTTTTTCGTTCAAAATGGCAGGAAATTCCACGACTTCCCACTCATCCGCCCCCTCTTCTTTCGTCATGTGATCGACGATCTTGCCGGTCAGATCCTGCTTCGACCATCTCGTCATCACGACGATGATCGCGCCTCCCGGCATCAGTCTTTGAACGGGTCCCGACTGAAACCATTCCCAAGCGGGATCAAATACATCAGCTCTTCCTTGCTTGGCTTCCTGCTCAGAATGAGGATCATCAATAATGAATAGATCAGCGCCCCGACCAGCCAAGGCACCACCAACGCCAATAGCAAAATACTCACCGTTAAAATTTGTACCCCAACGAGAAGCACTTTTACTGTCTGCTTGAAGCTCGACACTAGGAAAGATGTCACGGTATAGGTCGCTCCCGACTAGGTTTCTGACTCTTCGGCCAAAATTCACCGCCAAATCGGCGGTATGAGAGGCCATGATCACCTTCTTATGGGGGTATTTGCCCAAAAACCACGCCGGAGCAAGGTAACTGATCATCTCCGACTTGCCGTGGCGCGGGGCGATGTTCACGATCACCCGTTTCTTCTTGCCTTCAGCAATTTCCTCGAAGATTCGAGCCAATTTCCGGTGGTGAGGGCCGACTTTGTACCCCGGATACACGTGATTGATGAAATCGAGGAAGGAATCTCGGCCCAAACGCTGCGTTACCTGCGTCTGATACTGCTTTAGCAGCTCGGCAACGCGCCTTTTCTCCTTATCCGGCATCGACGGCAAGGAGGCTTTCAGTTTTTGCAGGTTTTCGGCGTTAAGCTGCAGCATTGTCGTCACTAATGACGCGATATTCGATGCCTTCCAGCACCGACAGCAGCTCCTTCTCCACCTCTTCAATCGGTTTAATGATGTGGGTGGTCTCGGTCCTCTTCTTAAAGGCGTCTACCCCGTCCACTTCGCCCAATTTAGTGAGGGCTTGGATGCGGGTTTTGCTATCGGAGGCGTTCTTGTACTCATCCAACAGGCAATTGACGACAAAACCCTTCAACTTGACAAGGTCATCGACCACCTCAAAGTCATACTGGGCCACCATTCCGGCCAGCACCGCCTTGGTACTGTCCCGTAATGCTGCGTAATTCGGCCTAGTTTTTGGGTTTTCAATGAGTTCTTTGGCAACTTTTTTGCCTTCTTCAATATCCGTGGGGTCGAACTCCAACGGCTCCCCCGTCATTACCGTGATATCGGCAATGGTCTGAGCGACGTGGTCTAGCTCTTGGCGGGGAGATAGTTCCGGCAACGCTTCGGAAGCGTTTTTAGGGAGGGCGATACCCTCTTCAATCTCGGGGACGTTCAGTTCCATCTCATCCATGCATGGGGTTTGGCCCAAGTTGGCGGATATATATCACAAGAAATTGGATGGAACCAAATTTAAATACCGGGGGTGTTTCCTATAAAGAGGGGGTGGGGGTCGAGTTGCAACAAAATTGCCTAAGAAGGTCCGGTTACGATTCCGGAGTACTTTGTCGAGACGCGCCCTTGGCAGGGAGGCCAGTACCGATTTATGGGGGTAGTTTAGAAAAGTGTGGGGTCGTTTGTATAGATCTAGGGGTGCGGGGTGCGGGTGGGGGCCCCATTTGATTTGCGGGGGGTACCCCCCGGGTGGGGTAATTTTGCAAGGAATCTTGCGATTCGTATAATGGGAACCGTCGAGGCAATTCCGTCTCGACACCAACGGAGAAAGCATATGAATATCGTTCAACAGGCTAACAAGTACGCTCGCAATCGTGCACGTCGCATCGGTCAGATAATCAAGCGTGACAACAAGCGTGTCGCGACTATCTGCAAAGTACTGCAGAAGGCTGGCGTGAATGTTACGGACGTGGGCGTCGATAGTTCGTCGTACAACATCAGCATCACGGGACCACGCGCAGACTTGGATGTGATGTTCGGTATCCTGCGCCGCCTCGGACTGCAGCCGACGAGTCGGCCACAAGAGAAGACGCAATACTTCAGCACGTACTGGACGTTCGAAGATACAACGGACTATATCTTTG